TCCACGGCGAGCTTGCCATGTTTTGCGTGTTTTTTAGCCACCGGGTGACGCTTGGTTCGATCTGACCAGAAAGACCGGCAGGACAAGGCGAAGGCTCGCTACGACGACATCAAGCGTCGCACTGGTGAACGCTCACGCCAAGTCGGTGCCGCCGGGCGAGACATCGGCAGCATCCCTCCGGTCAAAGACGTCAAACGCCGCGACGCCTGCCGTGACTCGTTTCGCCAGTTCTGCGAGGTATACGGCGCTGAGTCGTTCCCGCTGGCGTGGTCGCCTGACCACTTGACGGCGATTGCCAAGATCGAGGCGGCTGTGCTGCGCGGCGAGTTGTTCGCCTTCGCCATGCCTCGTGGCTCTGGAAAATCGACGCTGTCGATATGGGCCTGCTTGTGGGCGATGTTGTACGGGCATCGCTCGTTCGTGATGCTTGTCGGTTCCGATCAGGCGATTGCCTGCCAGATGCTCGATACGCTCAAGAGCCACTTGGAACAGAACGACCTGCTTGCCGAGGACTTCCCGGCGGCGTGCTATCCGGTGCGTGCCCTAGAAGGCATCACCGCTCGGGTGCGTGGTCAGACGTGCGAAGGCGAGCCGACGCACATGGGGTGGACTGCCGACAAGGTCACGTTGCCGTGGATCAAGGGTGCCGCCTCGGCGGGTGCGGCTGTCCGAGTCGCTGGCATCACGGGGCGTATCCGTGGCATCAGCCACACCAGACCAGACGGCAAGACGATCCGTCCCAACCTGTGCCTCATTGACGACCCACAGACTGACGAGTCGTCAGCGTCGCCGTCGCAGGTCGCAACCCGTGAACGCATCCTTTCCGGTGCCATCCTCGGGCTTGCCGGGCCGGGCGCGAAGATCGCAGGCTTGGCGACGATCACGGTGATCCGTCCTGACGACCTGGCTGACCGTCTGCTCGACCGGATGCGTCATCCTTCGTGGCAGGGCGAGCGGACGAAGCTGGTGTACGAGTGGCCGACAGCGGATGAGTTGTGGGGGCAGTATTCCGAGATGCGTCGTGAGGGGCAGCGTAGCGGTGAGGGCACGGCAGCCGCCGACGCTTTCTATGCCAGCCAGCAGGCGGTGATGGATGCCGGATCTCGAGTTGCGTGGCCTGAGCGGAAACATGACGACGAGTTGAGCGCCATCCAACATGCGTGGAATCTGCGGATTGACCGTGGAGAGTCTGCGTTCCAAGCCGAGTATCAGAACGCACCGCTGGCGGATGACATCTCGAGTGAGAAGTTGGACAAGCGGTCGCTGGCTGCTCGAGCGTTGAATCTCGAGCGTGGGAAAATCCCACTTTCCCACCAGACGCTCACGGCGTTCATCGACGTGCAGGATCGGCTGCTCTACTGGCTCGTCGCATCGTGGGGCGATTCCTTCGGCGGTCACGTCGTCGCCTACGGCACCTATCCCGACCAAGCCAGCACGTTCTTTGAAGCGAAGAACGCAAAGAAGACGTTGGCACTTTCGTCCAAGGGTGCCGGGTTCGAGGCGGCGCTGTCGGCGGGGTTGGAGTCGCTTACGCAGATTCTTCTCGGCAAGGATTGGAGCCGTGAAGACGGCGTCGCCATGCGTGTGCGTCAGGTGCTCATTGACGCCAACTGGGGGCAGTCCACCGAGACGGTGCGGACGTTCTGCCGTCGCTCGACGTTTGCAGCGATGCTGCTGCCATCTCACGGCAAGGGTATCGGTGCCAGCGGTGGCAGCTTGACCGAGAAGAAGGGGCGAGGCGAAAAGATCGGACTCAACTGGGTGATGCGGCAGACGGCGACGAATCAACGCTACGGAGTCTACGACACAAACTTCTGGAAGACGTTCTCGGCGGCTCGCCTGCGTCTGGCGATGGGCGACCCAGAAGCTATCACGCTTCACGCCGGGGAGCACGACATGCTCATCGAGCACCTGACCAGCGAATACCCGGTGCGGACTGAGGCTCGGGGCAGAGTCGTGGACGAGTGGAAGCTAGACAACCGGCGTGAGAATCATTGGTGGGACTGTCTCGTTGGCTGTGCGGTGGCGGCGTCGATTGCAGGCGTGCAACCAGTGGCGACTGAGGCGGGTGGACGCCAGCGGAAAAAGGTGACAATCCCGACCGGCCCGAATGGCAAGAAAGTGATTCAAGTGAAGAGGCTGAAATGATTTCCGTACTTGCGCTGGACGGCGTTCATCCTCGTGACTTGTTGGCTATCAAGCTGCGAATGACGCACGAGGATAGCGAATGGCAGCAGGAAGTAACCGCCGTGCTGGAAGGGCATGCAAGCAATGTCACGCCTGTCGCCCTGTGCCACCGTGACGACGGTCTAGTTGGCTGGGCGTGCTCGCACGTCTGGCGTGGGATGCAGACGCTTGAGCAATGGGTTGACGAACGTCACAGGCGTTGCGGGGTAGCAACTGCATTATCTGCGGCACTTGTGGCACACGGCACGCTTGATCGCCGTGGAACTATCGCCGTGTTCAGCGAGCACACAGAAGGCATCGCACGCCGCCTTGGGTTTGCTGACGTGCACCGCTACATGCACGACGGTGCCGATTGGGTTCACGTCTGACGGCATACCCGGTCTGACTCGTGCGGTGTTTGCCGTAGCGTCACGCTCTATGAGCGACGAACTGCGCGACAAGATCGCTGATGTTGCATCCGGCCCGAAGCGGGTGCGTACCGACGCTGGCGAAGTTGAGGCACAGGATGTCGCCTCGATGATCGAGGCGGATAAGTATTTGTCTGCCCGTGCTGCGAGCGGCAGCGGCAATACACGCCGTGGGCTGCGGTTCAACAAGATCATCCCGCCGGGGGCTGGCTGATGGGTTTGTTCAGCAGGCTGCTGCCGGGACGCAAGCCGCAGAACGTGGCGGTGCCGGTGCACGTCCGTGCGAAGTTCGACGCCGCAGAGATGGGCGACGACCGGCGGCACTGGGCGAACGCTGACGCCTTCGCTGCCGATACGGCTCTATCGCCTGAGAAGCGTCGGACGATGCGGAATCGTGCTCGCTATGAGCGTGCGAACAACTCGTATCTCGCCGGAATCTCGGCAACGCTCGCCAACGACCTGATCGGCACCGGACCAAGGTTGCAACTCAACAGCGGAGACGCTGAAGCGGATCGGGTGGCGGAACGACTCTTCTTCGATTGGTCGTGGCAAGTCGATCTGGCGACGAAGCTCCGCACGATGCGTGAGGCTCTCGTGGTAGACGGCGAAGCGTTCGCCATGATGATCTCAAACCCTCGCCTGCCGGGCGTGCAACTCGACCTGCGGCTCGTGGAAGCCGAGATGGTGGCGACGCCGGTGCAGTCCGTCACGCCTAGCGTCACCGTCGATGGCTCGATTGTCGATGGGCTTGAGTTCGACGCCTCGGGCAACGTGCTCGCCTATCAGGTGCTTTCGTACCACCCTGGTGCGAATTACCACGTCAACGCACTGAACTACCAGCGGGTTCCGGCGGCTCAGATGGTTCACTGGTTCAGGCCCATCCGGCCTGGGCAGCATCGTGGCGTTCCTGAAGTCGCGCCGGCTCTCAAGCTGTTCGCCCAGCTTCGCCGCTACACCGAAGCGGTCGTGGCTGCTGCCGAGACTGCCGCCGACTTCGCAGGCTTCCTGCGAACGAACTCACCCGCCGCAGAGGTGGACGAGGTTGAAGCGTTCGCCGAGATGCCGATTGAGAAGCGGACGATGGTCACGCTTCCTGACGGCTGGACGTTCGAGCAACTGAAGGCAGAGCAGCCGACGACGCAATTCCCGGCGTTCGTGCGTCAGCTTCTGGGAGAGTTGGGGCGTTGCCTGCAACTGCCGTTCAACGTCGCCGCACTGGATTCGTCGTCCTACAACTACGCCTCGGGCCGCATGGATCATCAGGTCTATGCCACGACGCAGCGCGTGATGCGTGACGATCTTGAGCGTCGGATGCTCGACCGTCTGCTTGCGGCGTGGGTGAACGAAGCAACCCTGGCAGGGCTTCTACCTGAAGGCATCCCGCCGTTCAGCGAGTGGGATTGGTCGTGGCAGTGGGACGGCAAGGAACACGTTGACCCGGCCAAGGAAGCCAACGCCGCAGAGACACGCCTGCGGACGCACACGACGACGCTGGCGAGTGAATACGCCAAGGCTGGCAAGCAGTGGGATGTCGAACTGCGTCAGCGTGCCGCCGAAGTGGCGTTGATGAAGGAACTCGGACTCTGGGTCGATCTGACGCCGGAAGTGAACTACGGCGGGCAGCTTGACGAGAACGGAGACCCCGTAGAGGAAAACCAATGAACGCAATCAAGTTGGATTCTGGCGTCACGTTCCTGCAAGCCGCCGAAGGCGATTCGG